TCAAAGAAACTAATTATATGCAAAAAAATATAAGAATAGAGCTTATTCAGCCTATTAAGACTACAGTAACAAGTGATAACCTGCTTAGTAATTATTCTTTCGCAACAACTTCTGATTGGGACACTTCTGCAGCAGTTCAAAGCAGTTGTACTTCTTTATGGGTTATAAGTGGTGGTATGATTTCTAAGACATCTACTGCAGATTGCTCACGCTTTGAGCAAACTATTGCTCTTACAGAGGGTTTTAGGTATAGAATGGTTATAAATATAAAAAATTATAATCGTTCAGGTTCAATACTTTTAGCTAATCATGGAGCTGCAGGAGCAAATGTTCTTGCAGTTAATGCAACTACTATGGCTAATGGAGAGCCGGGAAATACTTCTGATTCTTTAAGTGTGCCTGTTTATTGGACTCAAGGCTCAAGCAATACAGATGCCCTTCATATTTATGCCAATAGTAGCTTAACAGTAGATATAAATTACATTACCCTTGTAAGAGTTTCAAATGAAAAAAGTGCTGTTTTTGGAGTTTTAGACGCTACTACAACTGAAGATTTTCCACTAGCATTGACATTTGCTATTAATGACCCTTCAAATATAGACAATAGAAAGGGAGCCTATAGTAAAACATTTCAAATACCTGCTACGGCTAATAATAATCAGGTTTTAAAAAACTTTAATATTCCTAACTCAACCTTAATGGGTTCTAGGTTGTTTGAAAAAATACCCTGCAGAATGTTGGTGGGAGATTTATATTCAGTAGCAGGATTAATTCAAATTCAAGATGTAGAAAGAGTTAATGATAAGCCTATACTTTATAGCTGTGTCTTTCTAGGAGATAACTTAGGTTGGAGTACAGCATTAGAAGCAAAATATTTAAGCGACCTTCAACTTGCTAATTCTACTAATTTAGAGTTAAGTGCAAAATCTATAATAGAATCATTTTATGCAGATAACTGTGATACATATACAGCTAGAGATGGAACTGTAACTGTAAATGATTCTCCCATAGTATATCCTGTAACTACATACGGACAATCAAATCAGTATAGCCCTTTAGTTAATTTCTCTTTACAGCTTTTAAGAACTCAATATGAAGCTGATTATGCTGCATCTACCTCTCCTAATAGCTCTAATACAGGGTGTTATAATACAGGTACTTTTTGGGGAGCTACTACAGATACACCTCCCGTAGTTGATTGGCGACCACAGATTTGGATAAAAAAAATGATAGAGAAAATATTTAGTGATGTTGGGTATAAAATAAGTTCTGTCTTTATGAATTCTGACGATTTCAAGAAATTAGTCTACGCAACCCCTAACTTTCTTTTTAACGAACCTCAGACTAGATTTGAAGCTAATTCATTTATGGGTAATTTTAAAGATGACTCTGTTTGTAGCGCTACGGCTTCTAACCTAAAGTTTTACGACAGGATTAAAACAAAATCTACTAATGTAGTTAATAATGCTTCTTACATAGGGTACACTACTAATAATAATGTTTTCGCTTCTAATATTTTGCTTGACTCAGGTAGTTGTGGTACTTCAAATGGAAGTAGGAGGTTTCAGCCTCAGAATGGTGTAAATATTCAAGGAGGCACGGTTAATCAGCAAGATACAACTATGTCAGTTGCAACAAGCTCAATAACAGGAGATAGTTTTAGTCAATTTACAATAGGAGAGGCAGGTTATTATACTGTATCACTTTCTAACGTGATGTACTCTATAAATATACCTAAATGGACTAGTTCTGCAAGTCCTGGAGGATGGTCGGGAGCAGGTAGATTTAATAGTTCAACTTCTAGAGGGTATTTTCTTAATCATGGTGGTATTTTTATACAGGTTCTTGCTCCGGGATATAGCAATACTGAAGACCAATGGTATTATGGTTCTAAGTGGAGTAATTACGATAATACTTCTCAAGATTTAGGTGTTGCATACTCAAATGCTAATTTCAATAGTGAAGGAACTTTTGATGGGTATGAGTATACAGGTTATTTCAATAAAGGGGATAGAGTTAGATTTGGAATTGAAACATACACCCAACACGCAGTATACAGGGGTATGGATAATTGGACTGCTAATTCAGGTAAGTCTTATGTTGAATATTCGCTAGATTTATTTGGGACTCAATATGCCCAATATACTGCATCTAATGCTGTATTAAAAATTGAGATGTATGAGCCTCAGAAACCTGCATTTGCGTGTACCTATAACCTTCAAGATGTTCTTCCAAATGACCAAAAACAATTAGACTTCGTAAAAGGAATTGCCCACTCATTTAACCTTCAATTCTATACAAGCGAGTCAGAAAAAACAGTATATATAGAGCCATTTACTCAATTTTACCTACCACCTAAAGATGCTATAGATTGGACATATAAATTAGACAGAGGACAGTCTGACAAAACAGCTTTCTTGAAATCAGATTTCACTAGAAGAATTATTTTTAAATATCAAACAGACGATAAGGACTACAACTTACAGAGAATGAGTGAAAATTATTTCCAAAATGTTGGAGATACTTATCCTCACATTAAAGATTTAGACAACACATATCCTGCAGGAGAAACAGTATTTGAAAATCCTTTCTTTGCAGGTACTTATGATTCTCAAACTATGAGGATAGGAGAAAATTTTGTAACTGTAGACGCTAATGGTATGGTTGCTCAAAATATGTATGCTGCAGCATTATATAGGGGAGGCCCAAATTCTCAAAAGGGTTATGAATTTAAGCCTAGATTGCTGTATTATAATAAAAGAATTATGCCTTCAGTTCAATCCCCTCAATATCAAGGGTTCTCTGCTGAAACTCTAGGCTACCCCTATAATGCCACTAGTTTATTTTCATACTCTAAAAATCAAGTTTCTGATTTTACTACTTATACTTATGGGACTTTCCCTATTTATGATAATTTTGCAAATGCAGTTTATACATCATCTACATTTAATAATAGACATGATTACTCTAATCAGTTTGGATTGAGTTATGGTAATTATTGGGCTAAAGACTATGACCCTGCAACAAATATATATAGTGAAGTTGGTAATCAGGTTGGTAGAGGGCTATATTCAAGATATTATCAGCCAATGATTGATAATCTATTAGATAACCCCAAGTTAAGAGAGTGTTATATTGATTTAAAGATTAAAGATGTATTAAACTTAGACTTCAGAAAACTAGTTTATATTGATGGTGTTTATTATAGGTTAATAAAGGTTATAGACTTCAAGCCACACTTAAATGTACCTACTAAGGTTGAGCTTCATCAATGGCAGGTTGGAGAAGGGAGTGCATTACCACAAGAAGGAGTTTGGGTAAACCCTTCGGGTACAGGAATAGGTAATGGTAATGGAGATGGCTCTGAGCCTGATAACCCTACTCCTGATTTGTAAAAAATAATAAAATTTAATATTTCGTATAAAATGAAAAGAATTTCAGATACATCTAGGATTAATTTAGAAACTTTATCTAGCTTTGATTTAGTTACATCAGCACCTATGCAGTTTTCTGAAACTGTTGTTATGAGGCTTTCAGCAACATCATCAGCTTCAAATGATTATCTAGCAAACTATCTCCATACATCTCAGTTTACATTTGATTCAGGAGCAGTATTAGCAAGTGGTTCAATTTACAACAATAATTTTGTTCCTAGATATTCTCAATTTATTTCTCCTGTAGACTGTTATATAAAAAATCTTAATGGATTCATAAATACTGCAGGAGGGGGAGGTTGTAAGGGAGAACAAACTTTCACTATAAGTGTTTGGTCTAAACCTACTAATGTAGGTACGGCAAGTACAGCAATGACATTGCTTTTTAGTCAAGATTTTGTTTTTGGTGCTTCTAATAATTCCAATGCTTTAGCTATAGATGGAACTACAGATTCTAAAATTGGCAACAAGTTATATAAAATATCTGCACAAGAAGGCGTAATTGTTTCTGTAAAAAGGGTAGGAGAGCCTTGTGCAAATATTCAGGCAACTTTTACTATGATTTTTGAAACTACAGGTAATCAAGCGACAACATCAACTTTTGATTTTAAAGCGAATATGAATGCATTTGGAGGCAATACTATGGATGTAATTAATAGACCTGATAGTAATAGCACAGGAAATAAACCAACTCAAATAGAGCTTTAGGATATGTCAGAATTTAAAACAATAGATAAAGCATTAAGAACTGCAGGTATATTTTATATTGATTTACTTCAGGAGGAGCTTCAATATCAAGACCATATAGCATCAGGAAGATTAGCTCATTCTTTTAAGCCTAAGGTTTCGGAAAGAGGTGGAAATCTATACTTAGAGATTGTAAGTGATTCCAGCTATATGTGGGCTGTAAATGATGGTCTGCCTAATGGAGTTAAGTGGAGTTCATACGAAACAGGTTATTCGGATATTTTAGATTGGTCTAAAACTAAAGGATTTACATTTGAAAATAAAAGGCACGAAAATTTAGTTATATCTAAAATAGTTGGAGAGCTATCAAGTAAATATCTTACTGAGGGTGGCGAGTTGGTTGCCAATAGAAGATATGGATTTATAGAGATGTCATTTGCAAAGGCAGATTCAATGGGGCTAAACCAAATGATAGAAGAAGATATATTAAAGCAGATAGATGCAGTAATAGGAGAAGCAGGACAAAGTAAAGCAATACAATTAACGATAAGCTAAAATAAAATTATATGGCATTAAAGAGTAGTAAGGTAGCAATAGAGGTAGTCATCAAAGACATAAAAAAGATTGCTGATTTAAAAAAGGGATTAAAGGAATTAAGAGCAGAGCAGAAAAAACAAGAAGCAAGGTCTAAGACAGGGCAAAAGCAATCTCACGCAAATGCAAAGGCATACAAAGAAAGAGCAAAGTCAATAAAAGAAAACTCAAAAGAATTGAGGACTCTTAATAAGGATATGGCAGGTGCTAATAAGAGAACTAAGGCTGTTACTAAATCATCTAATGGAATGGCGAAACAGTTCATTAAAGGTGCTGCAGCTATTGGCGTTGTTGTTGGTGCGTTTAGGCTAATAAACCAAGTAGTTAGTTCTGTGGTTATGACTTTTGCTGAATTTGAGTTTGTTATGGCTAAAGTTCAGGCAGTTTCAGGTGCTACTGATTCTGAGTTTAAACAATTAACTGAGTCTGCAGAGGAGTTAGGTAGAACAACATTCTTTACTGCAGCACAGGTAGGGGAATTACAACTAGCATTTTCTAAATTAGGTTTTACTGCATCTGAAATAATGGATGCACAGAAAGCAACACTAGATTTGGCTACAGCTACAGGAACAGATTTGGCTAGAGCAGCACAGGTAGCAGGTGCAGCAGTAAGAGGGTTTGGGTTAGATGCTAGTGAAACTGAAAGAGTGGTAGATGTTATGGCTGTTTCCTTTGCAAGTTCTGCTATGGATATTGAAAAGTGGAGTACATCTATGACTAAGGTTGCACCTATTGCAAAGTCGGCAGGATTCTCTATTGAAGATACTGCAGCTATGATGTCAAAGCTTACTGATTCAGGTATTGAAGCATCTATTGCAGGTACATCTTTAAGAAATATATTGCTTAAAATGCAAGACCCTACATCAGACTTATCAATGAACTTTGGAAAAACTATACATAGTTTAGATGAGTTAATTCCTGCTATGAAAGGGTTTATAGCAGATGGTGGGGATATGGCTGATATTTTAGAGGTTGTAGATTTAAGACAAGCAGCAGCCTTTGAGCAAATGCTTACTACTGCAGATGGAACTTTAGCGTTAAGAGATTCATTGAAAGAAGCTAACGGAGAAGGAGCAAGAATGGCAGGTATTGTTGGAGATACTTTGCAGGGTTCATTTTTGAAATTTACCTCAGCAGTACAGGGTGTGTCTATATCTGTTATGAAAGGATTTTCAGAAGGACTTCAAGGTGCTATAGAAAACATAGCATCATTCTTTAATGTTATTGCTAAAAACAGTAAAACAATAGTAAGTATAATAAAAGGAATTACAACTCTAGCTAAATGGTTTGGTATATATAAGCTTACACTCATAGCAGTTACAGGTCTTACCATTGCTTACAATAAGGTTTTGGCAATACAAAGGCTTATGGCTATAAAGGCAGCTTCAGGAATGACAACGCTATCTGCAGCAACTATGGTTGCAAAAAGGTCTATTAACGCACTTATGGGAAGTACAGGTATAGGACTTTTAATAGTAGGTCTTACAGAGTTAGTTCCTTGGCTAATGAGTACCAATAAAGAACTTGAGATTCAGCGAGGACTTGTTGATAAAGCTAAGGACAGCTATGAAAATTCATTGAAGCCTATAGAGGAACTTAAGATTATAAGTGAAAATCTTATTAAAACTAAGAAGGAAATGAACAAGCTTTTAGATAGTGAAGGAAAGCTAATTGACAATTCTAAATTCGGTCAAAGGGTTTATAATAAATTTAAAGGTCAGGCAGCTTTAGCTATTAAAAAATTAAATTCAGAACTTAAAGACAATAATCAAGATTTATTAACTCAAAAATCATCTGTCCTTGATGTGGCTGCAGCAGTAGATATATTAACAAAAGCATTAACAGACAAAGCTTTAGTTTCAGGATTTAATAATCAGATTGAAAAGCTTGTAGAGGTTCAGGCAAATGCAGTTGTAACTAAAAAAAGACTAGAAGATTACTTTAATATAAATTTAGATGCAACTCCTTTTGACAATATGTCTGATGCCATTGCATTTCAATTATCAACAATGGAAGAAGGTTTCCCCGGAATGGCTAACTCTATGATTCCTTTTGAAGAAAGAATGAGGTCTGTCAATAAAATTTTAGAAGATGGAGGGTTTACTAACTTTGAACAAGCCATAACAGCACTAGAAGGAAAGGATGACAACATAAGGATAATAACTGAAGCTTTTGATGAATTAGCAGGGGAGGGAGGAATAGGAGGATTGATTTTATCATTAGATAAATCAAAAAAAGGCACAGGGGAGAATATCAAAACAATTAAGAATTGGGCTACTGAAACTACAGATGCTATAAATAAAGTCAAAAAAGAAAGGTTTGAGTTGGGATTGACAGAAGAACAATATACGGCAAAAGTGTTATCAGAAAGACTTAGACTTGTAAAGGAAGAAAGAGATGCTTATGTAAATGGACTTGGAGATAAAAAAGCAAATGCAGATAAAATAGTTGCCTTTGAACAAAAGTTGGTAGAACTCCAATTAAAGATTCAGGCTAATTATTTTAAAGAAAAGAAAACTGCTTTAGATGATAAAAATATAGCTATGATTAACTCTATAAAAAATCAATATACTGTTGATGGTCAAATTACAGCACAAGGGCAAACAGCATTGATAAACCAAGAGATATCATACCTGACAGCAAAGGGAGTATTGCATGATGATTACATGGTCAAAATACAAGGCAATAATGAGAAGATAGCAGAGAGTAATAGAAAGTTGCACGAACAACAAAAGATTGAGTTTCAAGAACAAGTGTCTGCTTACGCAAGTGTTGGTAGTTCTTTAACAACTCTAGCAGGAGATAATGAGAAATTAAATGCAGTAAAAGAAGCAGGTAATGCTATATCTCAAGCTGCAAATATAATATCAACCATAACAACTTTAAAAGAAAATTTAAGCACAATAGCTAAGGTAGGGAATACAGGAGCTGTAATTGCAAATACTGTAGCTGAAGGAGCTAACGCTACTGCAACGGGAGTTAGTACGGTAATGACTCTAGCCGACACTCAAGCAAATATGGTTCAAATACCATTCTTAGCTACTAAAAGTATATTAAAGAGTGGTAGTTCGTTGCCTTTTCCTTTAAACCTTATCGCTATAGCAGCAACAATAGCAGTTATATCTAAGGTTATGAAAATGTTTGAAAGAGGAGGAATAGTTGACGGGGGAAGTAAGTTTGCTAAAGGAGGAGTTATTAGTAAATTTGCAGATGGAGGTATGGTTAATGGCAAATCACACGCACAAGGAGGAGAGAAGTTTGCTGTAGGTGGTAGAGTGGTTGAATTGGAAGGTGGAGAAGCTGTAATCAATAAAAGAAGTACAGCTATGTATAGAGGTCAGTTATCACAAATGAACGCAGCAGGTGGTGGGGTTAAGTTCGCAGATGGTGGTATGCTAAATAATCCTGCTTTTGCTCAGCAAAAATTCTCACAAGGTAATAATAGAAGTGGTTCTCCTCAAAAGGTTTTTGTTGTTGAGGCTGATATTTCTCAATCCCAAAATTCTGTTAGCGTATTAGAGGCTGCAGCAACAATTTAAAAAGTAAACAAATGTTTGTTAGTAAAAAAGTAAAGAAAGATAGATTAGATACCTGTAAAAAGTGCGACTTTTACAGAAATTTTGCAATGTTAAAATATCCTAAATGGAATAAGGGAGCAAGGTGTGGAAAGTGCAGTTGCTTCTTAGACGCTAAAACAACTCTTACTAAAGAGTATTTTGGAGAGTGTCCTTTGGATAAATGGAAAGAGTAATAATTAAATAATAATAATATGGATTACCAATCAATTATCAAAAACTATAGTGAAGAAAGAAAAGATGCTGTGGTAAATTTTGCTAAAGCCAATAGAGATTCTATGACAGGAAATCTTTACCACAATAAAGCTTTAGATTTATTCTTTATGTTGTGGCATGAAAGCTTCCCTAGCAACCCTCAACAAAAAACCTGCATGGGTTGCAGACAGGCAGTTTCAAAGTTCTTTCATAATGTGGCTGATTTTATTTCTAGCGAAAGATTAAATGCTAAAGCAAAGTTAGATGAATTTAAAGAGATTACAGGCAAAAAAAAGAAATCTAAAAAAACTAAGAAATCTAAATATAATGTCTAGGCAAAATAAGTCCGATATAGTTTACGAGTATATCAAGGTTGCAGAAAATGAAATCAAAAAAAGATGGCACGAGCCAACCATTGTTGATATTTTAAGGCATCTAACAGAAAGGGGTATAGTTGAGCCTAAAAGATTAAGAAACTATATGATAATATATGATTTTGATTGTATGCTTAGGTTTAATGATGGAAATAGAACTCATACTTTTATGGACTTATCTATAAAATATGATATATCAGAAAGACAGGCTCAAAGTATAGTTTACAAAGAAAGAGTTAAGGAAAAGTGTACCGTAAATATCACTTATTAAAATTTGTTCCAAAAACTTCGTAAGATTGTCATAGTATAAAATTATTTTTGTGGCTATGAATGAAAATTGGTACAACATAAATTCAAAAGCATCTAAAATAGTTGATGTTTATATTTTTGATGAGATAGGAATGGGTGGAGTAAATGCTCAAGGATTCATTGAAGAAATCAAATCTTTTAAGGACTCCCCAATGAATTTGCACATTAATTGTGTGGGTGGAGATGTATTTGATGGAATGGCTATCTATAATGTCATAAAGAAAAGAACTGCAAAAACTACAGTTTACATTGAAGGTATTGCTGCTAGTATGGGTAGTGTTATTGCTTTAGCTGCAGATAGTGTGGTTATGGCTGAGAACTCTTTATTTATGATTCACAACGCTTGGGGTGGAGCAATGGGAGAAGCTAAAGAAATGAAAAAAACAGCAAATCTTTTAGATAAGATTAGTGGAGAGATTGCTGACATATATGTTAAAAAAACAAAACTACCTTACGACAAGGTAAAAGAAATGATGGATGAAGAAACTTGGTTAAATGCTGAAGAAGCACTAGAACTAGGATTTATTGATTCTATCTCGGATGCTATTAAAGTGGCAGCCAAATATGATGTTTCTAAGTTTAGAAACATAACAAACGAAGAAGTTAAAAATAAATTAAGTAATAATCTAAAAAGTAAAAAAATGACTGATGAGTTAAAAAATTGGTTTAATGGGAAAGTTGAGGATATTATCGCAAGAGTTAAAAGTGATGAGTCTAACGATTCTGTTGATTCAAAAAAAGTTGATGTTAGTATTTCTGATGAGGCTGAGATTTTAAATAAATTTTCAGATTTAGAAAGTAATGCTAATGAACTTAATGGGTCTATCGCTGAATTGACAGGAGAAAAAGAAACTCTTACTCAAGAAGTAGAAAGACTTAACGCTTTATTAAGCAAAGCAAGTGCAAAGGGAACTGAAATTTCTACAGATGGCGACCCTGCAGTAGTATTAGAAAACAAAGTAGAAGGTAATGATACGAAATTCTGGAATGGAATTGTATCTAAAATGAATTTAAAATAAAAATAAAAAAGTAAAATTATGGCAGCAGCAGATATAGCACAAAATGGTTTAGGAGCAGCGTACAATGGTACTTATGCTTCTAAAATCTTATTGGAACCAATGTTCCATTCAGATGATATAATGAGAAATTATACTATCTATCCAAATGTAAAGTACAAGCAAAATATTTTAATGGCACCATCTTTAAAGAGTATTACAGCTCTTAATTCAGGTTGTGTAGCAAATACTTGTGTTGGTACTCAATTTACAGTAACAAAAAAAACTATAACAGTTGAAAATGTTTCTGTAAAACAAACTCAATGTTGGGATGAGTTCAAATCAGAAGTAATTGTAGAGTCTTATAAGAATGGTATCAATATGCCTGACTTATCAGGAACTCAATTAGCTCAAGTTATTATTGACAGAGTTAGAAATGGTATCTCTAACGATATGATTAGAAATATGTGGGCAGGAATGGCAACATTACCTGCAGTAGCAGACTGTACTTATCAGTCAATGGGAGCAGGTCTTTGGGACTTACTTGATGCAGATGCAAACTTTGCTAATGCAGGAGCATTACAAAGAGTAACAGGTGGTGGAGCAGCAGCAGACTACAATGTAGTTGGAGGAACAATCGCTATTGTAGATGTTGCTTTATTATTAGACAAAGCTTTCGCTTCTGCACCTTCTGAATTACAGCAAGTAGAGGCATCAGCAAAAAGAATGTTTGTTACACCAAATGTTTATAACGCTTACTACGCTTCTTTAACTTTAGTTGCACAAGCAGGAGCAGTTGATTATGGACATTCTGAAGCACAAGCAGGAAAAACAAGATTATTCTACAGAGGAATTGAAGTAGTTGCAATGTATGAGTGGGACACAGCTTTAACTGCAAGAACAGGAGCAGATTTACCGGGTATCTTTACAGTAGTTGATTCAGCAGGAGCAGCTTTCCAAGCAACTAACGGAGTTATCTATACAGCTACATCTAACTTATTCATTGGTACAGATGTTACTGCACCTGAGAATGAATTAAAAATGTTCTATGACGAGGCTAGTGATAATATGCTTATTCGTTCTTACTTCACAATGGGCTTCCAATACGGATGGACTAACTTGATTTACGGAGTTTGTTTAACATCATAATTAATAACTTAAAAACAAAATAAAATGGCAATAGATAGTGGAATTTTAGTAGACTGTGCAGATTTAAATGCAGTTGGTGGAGTTAGACAAATTATACTTACAGATTTAGATAATGTAGCAACTGTACTTCCTACAGCTTACTCAGGAGGAGTTTTAACAGCTGTTACAACAACTGACCCTTGGGCTAGATTTGAGAATAAGCAAGGGATGGCAGCTATGACAATAAATGGGACAAAAGAAAATGGAGCTACTAAGTACGAAGTGGGAGTTTCTTTTTATATTCCTAATTGTAATGGTGCGCATTTATCAGCTTTAAAGGCATTGGAAAGTGCTTGTCCTGTAGCGATAGTAGAATTATTTAGTGGTACTAAATTTATCGTTGGATGGTCTTATGTATATCAAAATCAAGCAGAGGGTGCAACGCCTTGGATAAGAAGTCAGAATTATGCTAACTTAACTTCAATAGAAGGTGGTTCAGGTACGGCAATAACTGATGAGAATGGAGTAACTGTTACATTAACTGCAACTCAATGGGAATTACCTCTTGAGTACACAGGAGCAATAACGACTGTTGCAGGAGATTTGACGGCTACAACAGCTTAGAAAATTAAGATATGCAGGGGGTTATAAACATCCCCTGCTAATATCTTTTTTTATGTGTAATTGTGGTTCTAATAAAAATGTGGTAGATTTGCCACATATAAATATATATACAAAGATGGCAGAATACAAAGCAAAAAAAGTTTACTTGAACGGAATGGCTAATTTTGGTGGTGGAAAAAATGATATTTTTATAAATTTCAGCACAGCAACTCAAGAGGAGTTAGCTTGGGTTTATGAGGAAGCTAATAATGGTTCTCATTATGTAGAAAAAATAAACAAAAAATCATCTAATGAAGAAAGCATCAACAAAGTCAGTAAAAAGTTCTCTAACAAGAAAGACTCAAAAGAAGAATAATACTTTTGAATTTGGTGTTTTTGATTTATCAGTTCCACCGAGTATTACTGAGGTAAAAGACCTTAATAGTCTTAATAATGAATGGGTTCCTTTTGGGGACGATAACTTGTTTCCTCAGTATTTAGCAGAATTAAAGAGAAAATCCTCTACACACAGAAGTGTATTGGCTCAAAAGACTGTATTTACAAGTGGAGCTAAATTTGTTTGTGAGAACGAATCATTAAGAGAATTTATTGAAGATGTAAATGCTGATAAAGAATCTCTAAGAGATGTTTTTAAGAAATTAGCAGACGATTACTATACTTTTGGTAACGCTTATATGGAGTGTGTAATATATGATGGGGGTGTAAATCTTTACCATTTAGATGCTACGACAGTAAGAATGTCAAAAACCAAGAAAGAGGTTTATGTAAACCCTGATTGGTGTAAGTATTGGAATCAAGATAAAAAAATAAAAAGACTACCTATATACCCTAGAGTAGCACATAACAAGTTTGTAATTCACTTTAAGGATTACGAGCCTACATTTAACTTTTACGGACTTCCTGACTATGTAGCAGCACTAGAGCATATCTGTGTTGATTACGAAATTGGAAAGTGGAATCACACTAAATTCTTAAACGGATTTCAGCCTTCAGCTATCGTTGAGATTAGTGGGGATATGGGAGAGGAAGAAGCTCAAAAGATGGTTCATGAAGCTCAAAAGAAGTTTGTAGGAGAAGGAAATAATGGCAAGATATTATTTATTGTAAAGAATGGAGATACATCTCCTGCTAATGTTCAAGTCATTAAAGACGACCAAGAAGGAAGTTGGATTGATTTACAGCAAATTACTGACCAAAACATTATAACTGCTAATAGGTGGCAACCCTCATTATCAGGGATTGTTAGTTCAGGTAAAATGAATAATTCAGGTAGTGAAATTAGGATTGCTTATGACTTAGTAATGACTACAGTAATTAGAGATACTTCTGAGTTATTACTGAATGGTATAAGAACAGTTCTATATAACGAGTTGGGTTACGACCCTAAAGATTTAAAAATTCATTATGAGCCACCAATCTCATACGCAAATGATGTAGATATAAAACAAGTTCTTACTATAAACGAGCAAAGAGCTTTAATTGACGAGGACTTACCAATGCTAGAAGATGGAGATATGTTTGTTGCAGACAGAGAGGTAATAGTAGTGGAAAAAGATGAAGATGGAGATGGAGAGGTAGAAAGAAAAGAAATAACTGTAGAGCAATAAGATATGGGTAATACTAAACAATACGCAACGCTAGTAACAGCAGGAGAGGTAATTGACAAAACTTTTACTAATAAAAATACTGACCCTGTATTAGTTTCAGAAAACACCATTGTATTATCTGAACTTGCACATATACGGCCTTTACTTGGAGAAAAGTTTTATGCAGAATTAAAGCTTCAACACGACACAGGAACACTTAGTACTGATAATCAAGCCTTTATGACTTACTACTTAGAAGATACTTTGTCTTGGTTTGTTAGATTTGAGGTTGTTAATGATATTATGAGCAACATATCATCTAGTGGTGTAGTTAATAATATAGATGAGTTCTCAAGAATAATCAGCCAAGATACTTACAATACATTTAAACAAGACACATACAGAAAGGCAGATATATTTGCTAATGATATGATGGATTTTTTGAATGGTACTGACCAAGCAGGATTATATCCTACATTTGCTAGTAATAAGCCGCGAAGTATGAGTGATACATATAAGAATCATGGAATGATATTCTACGATAGTATATACGGTTACAATGGTATTGATGGATGCTTTAGTTGTGGAAATCCTTATTTAAGAGGGGAATCAAATTGTAATTGTTAAAATAAAATAAAATGTCATCAAATCAACATAGAAATTTATTAGATGGAAACAGACATAACCCGTTGGGTTTTGAGTCTGCTGAGAACGATACTTATTTAGGGAAGAATAGTGGTATACAATATGGGGATAGGACAGGCTCTTTAATTTGGAGTAATGTTTTAGAAACATTTATTTTGGGTGCTGAAGTTGTTAGGACAGGGGTTGCTGACTATATTAGGATTCCTTATAAATTTAGAATAACAGAGGTACGAGCTAGTCTATATACTGCAGGAGGAGTTCTCTCTATCAATATACTAGAAAATGGAACTAGTATATTATCAACTGAACTAACTATAGATTCAGGAGAAAAAACATCTACAACGGCAGCAACTCCTGTTGTAATTTCAGATTATGAGTTGTCAGATGATTCAGAGGTTACTATAGATGTAACAGGAACAGCAAAGGAGGTAGGTACTAAACTTAAAGTATACCTTATTGGGTATAGGATGACATCATAAAAAAAATAAAATGAAATCAAGTATGAAAGATACAACTGAGGTGTTAATTGCTAATGGAGGGGTTATAGGGTTAAGTCTAAGTGAGTGTAATGAATTTTTACTTCTTATATCAACATCACTTGCTATATGTTTCACTATTTACAAATTTTTAAAATTAAAACAAAAATAATATGGCTATTTCAACAACAACAACAATAAAACCAACTACATTATCAGTTAGCATAAATGAACAAGTTAGTGTAAATGGCGTTCAATATGGAAATAATACAATAAAGGGTGTAGATAACTGTGGGAAGGTAGACCAAAGGGTTATGGCTACTTACTCTGATGTTTATACTCCATTTTTTGGTTGGGTAACTAGAGATGGTAAGGGAATAGGAACTCAGTCAGAGTTTGCATATCTAAGAATAACCAATACAGATTCTTTATTAGGTGTTACTATTTCTTTTAAGGATGGAACAGGAACATCTCGTTTTCTATATCTCCTTCCGGGTACTAGTTATGTTTTATTCAGTCCTGATTCAGCTATTGGTGGTGATGAAGAAGTACCTTCAGTATTAAGAAAAATAACTGAGGTTTCTGCAAAATGTGATAAACCTGCTGTACCTGTTAAGGACGAGGTTTATCAGGTTTATATTGAGTATTTAGCTGTTTTCAAGGGTGGTTATGACGCTAATGATACATCTAATGCCACATCACAATAAAATGCGTAAATGGTATAACGACAGACTAAGAAATATGAATATAAAACACTTTAATTTATCTGAATTTGATAGCCCTGATGAGGTTGGTTCAGGAGATAATATGGATATTAGTTTTATTAGAAAATTAGATGAAGCTAGGGAAATAGCAGGTGTTCCATTTAAAGTAAATTCAGGATATAGGACTCCATTTCATAACACAAAGGTTGGTGGTGTAAAAAACTCATCTCACATGAACATACCATGTAATGCTTGCGACATACATGTTGGAAGTAGTTCGGAAAGATATAAAATAATAGAGGCCGCTATAAAAGTAGGCTTCAATCGTATTGGAATTGGTAAAAATTTCATACATTTGGACACAGATAAAAACAAAAGCCAAGAACTTGTTTGGCATTATTATTAATAAAAAAAAAGAAAAATGAAAGATTGGTTAATTAAAGCAATGTTAAAAAGTAAAAAATTCTGGTATGCAATATCTGCAGTAGTAGTTCCTGCACTTGTAACTTATCTAGGAGTTGGCGAAGCAACAGCAACAGATTTATTTCATTCTATTCTAGTTTTAATTTTAGGACAAGGAATAGCTGATTCATCAAAAAAATAGTGTATGTTTGTAATCCTTCTTTGAGTGTTTTCATTGTTGGATAGTTAGTAGTTAAGAGTGAGAGGTTAATAACTTCTCACTTTTTTTTTGTATCAGTATTTTTTTTTAATAAATTTGAAGATGAAAAATTACGGAAGAAGATTAAGGCTATCTATAGACGAGGAAAATCTTATCTATAAGTATAGAGCAAATTCAGTAGATAATATAAATGATAATACAGCTTTAGATATACACCTGTCTGAGAGAGGTATAGACAGAAAAGATGTTGTTTCTGTAAAGCATTGGCAGTCTGCTAGTGGAGATTTAAGATTTTCAATAGTAACCAAAGAGGATTGTGGTTTAGATGAGAACCAAATATTTGACAATGTAAATAAATTTATAGAAGGATATTCTCCTGACTATGAAAAAATCAAAAGAAAAAAAGGAAATCATTTACTCGTAATAAATCCTGCAGATATTCATATTGGAAAGTATGCTAGTGCATTAGAAACAGGAGAAGAATATGACTGTGAAACTGCCGTCATTAGAGTTTTGGAAGGGGTACAAGGGCTTATAAAAAAGGCTGAGGGTTTTGATATAGATAAGGTATTATTCTGTATTGGTAATGACATACTCCACACCGATAATGTTATGTCAAGCACAACAAAAGGAACATTTCAAGATTCAGATGGTAAATGGTGGGAGCATTATGAGATTGCTTTAATGCTTTATGTTAAATGCGTGGAGATGTTAAGGGAAATTGCTCCTGTAGATGTATTACATAGTATGAGTAATCACGATTATCAAAGTGGATTTCATTTGGCTCATACATTAAAATCTTGGTTCAGAAAAGCAGAAGATGTTAGGTTTGATGTTAGTGTTTCGGCTCGTAAATATTATCAATATGGGAAAAATTTAATAGGATTAGAACATGGAGATGGTGCTAAGATGGATAAATTACCTTTACTTATGGCTAATGAGAAGCCGAAGGAGTGGTCAGAAACAACTCATAGGTATTGGTATCTCCATCATTTACATCATAAAATTAAACACAAATACTTAGATGCTAAAGATTATATAGGTGTTACAGTTGAATATATGAGAAGTCCATCATCATCAGATTCTTGGCACTCAGCTAAAGGATTTTGTGGAGTACCTAGAGCTTGTGAAGCTTTCATTCACGATAAAGAAAGTGGTCAGGTGGCTAGATTAACACATTATTTTTAGAATTTAACCCTTAAATAACCCTTTATATAGGGTATTACATACTCTTAAAGATAAAGATAAAGATATGGTTAAAGATAAATACTAGGTTAAAGATAAAGTATTTGTATATTATTTAGAAAAAACATTGTAAATATTTTGGTAGTTTAAAAAATTGTTGTATCTTTGCACAGAATTTAAGACAGACTAACTACTAACTAAACTCAAAACACAATGTCAAAATTAACAAGCCCTTGTTGTAACTCAACTTACGAATTAGATACCTTAAGCTATTGCTGTGGTTCACAAATATCAGAAAGTGGATTATGCTACGACTGCAAAGACCACGCAGAACCTGAAGGATATGTATGTGATGAGTGTGAAGATTACTTTGATACGCCTCAAGATGAAACTTACAGTTGTGGGTTTTGTGGGGAAGATTTAATTGATGACATAAGTTATTGTTCAAGAGATTGCTCTGTTGCAGATAATTCAGAAAGAGTATAATTACTAACTAAAACTATTTTAAAATGTTAAAAACACAAACGAGTGATATTCTACAACACTTAAAAGATGGTAGAAAGCTTACACAAAAAGAAGCTATTAACGAATATGGAGCATATAGATTAGCTGCAATAATTCATTCACTAAGAAATCAAGGACACAATATAGAGTCTACAAGGCTAGACGTACTGACTAGATATAAGAAGAAAGATGGAACTAGAAAGAGTGCTAATATTGCCGAGTATAAATTAAAAGCAATATTGTAATGGGTAGAATGAAAGAGGAATTTATGCAAATGCAAGAGCAGATACAATCACAAGAAATTAACACACTAACCGATATTGCAGAACAATATCACAATAATAACCAAAGTAATTTAAAAATGAAAAAAGTAGAAGAAGTAGTAATGGTAAAAGAAACCAAAGAAGAAACTCTTAAAAGATTATTCTTAGCTAACGGATTAGTTAAAGAGGATGTTCATAAAGACCCAAGAGGTTTTGTGATTATCAAAAGGTCAGGCATAGATAAGATTGTTTCAAAGCAAAATATTCAGGTAGCTTATGAGCCTGTAACAATGACTCCTGAGTGGGTAGTTCTAAGAGCTACAGCTAGTATGAGAACAGGTAGTGGAGAGAATGATGTTAGAAATATGATGAGCTTTGGAGAAGCATCGGATAATAACTTAATGGGAGGTGCTAAGAAATTCCCTGTTGCTATGGCTGAGAAAAGAGCTATGAGTAGGGTTGTTCTAAAGATTGCAGGATTCTATGAGCAAGGAGTATTCGGTCAAGATGAAATGGCTGACTAATGGATTGGATGGATGAGGTTCTTGATGGACAACCATTGGAAGCAGAGATGTGGAAGATAGGGTATATTGAGAACCTCTTGCATTATACTGCAATACCTAGTTCAGAGCAAACTGAAATACTTAACTCTTTAGATATTCTTAGTGATATAGATGCAGATAAAATCATAAGATATATAAAAGAAAATGAAGTTTACTCTGACCCAAAACATCAGTACGAAGCAATGAGAAAAAATGGAATGTTTAACGAAAAAGAATATTAAAATGAAAAATGATTATGATAAAGTAAGAACTTCAAGAAATGAACTTGAAGCAATCCTCAGGATAAGAGGTATATCAAAACAAAGATTTGGGAGAATATTAAATATTAAAGGCTCAACTATAGAGAAATATTTAGATAACCCATATCATTTAAGGTACTACCAAATGCAAAGACTAGCCCAATTTTTAAATATTAATGTTAAAGACATTATAGATATAATAGAGATTGATTTAAAAGATGGTATGATTATAGTGCAAGGGGAGGATAACTTTTCAGTAGTAGAATCTTTATCAACCAATAGACATGAATAGGTATAAACTAGAGCTTACCCAAGAGAGAGATGAGAATATTATAAATGAAATATGCTGCAGGTATGGCGTTAAGTGGTTATCTATACTTTCAAAGAGCAGGGTTGGAGTTATTGTAGATGCTAGAAGGCTGTATTGTGGAATATTAAGAAATGTTTTTGGATTAACATTTCATGAGATAGGAAAAATACTTAATAAAAATCACGCAACAATAATACATAATCTTAAAATTCACGATAACTTTGTAAGGATTTTAAAGTCATACAAAAAAAACTATGAAGAAATAGAATCAAGCCTTATGTTAGGGGATAATTATTATGAGCATGAAGTTATATCAGTTGAAAGAAAAATGGATGAACTATCTGAAAGACTAAATGATTTAATAGAAAAGAAAAACGAATACAAATTAAAAATTAAAAAACAAAAAAATGGCAGACAAGAATTATGTAGTAAGTAGTATCAAAAAGGTAACTACGCAGTATGGAGAATTATTTAACGCAAGTTTCAAGATGGATGAATTGCAAAAGATGTCTAAGAAAGGTTGGGTAAATATTACAATAGCAGAAAGGAGAGAGCCTTCTGAAAAAGGAGCAACTCACTATGCTTATGAGAATACTTATGAGCCACCAAAAGAAACGACATCAGACAAGGTTAAGCAAGATGATGACTTACCTTTCTAAATAATATTAAATTAACTACTAAATTATTTGGTAGTGTCAAATATTATTCGTATCTTTGTATAGAATTTAAAATAACACCCTAGAAGGTGTCCCGTTAATACCTCCTCAGGGACGAGGAGGAACCAAGAAGGAGTGTTATTTTTATTCTAACTAACTAACTATTCACTAAAACACAAAACACATGAAGAAAGAGCTACTAGCACGAAAGGAATTATTGATTGAAGTTTTATCTGTTCAAACCACAAGTGGTAATGAATTTGATATGATTGCATACATACACAGGTTTTGCAGAGAGAATGTACCCTCAGCAGAAGTTGTAATTAAAAATAGTAATATATATGTAACTAAAGGAGAAGCAGAAGCATACCCTTGCATTGTTGCACATACAGATACGGTACACGATATACATAAATTTTATAAAGTATTTGATGATGATAATTGCTTATTTGCATTTAACTCAGAATCAGGTACTCAAGTTGGTGTAGGGGGAGATGACAAGGTAGGTATATGGTTAGCATTAGAGATGTTAATGATGAAAGACAATCTAAAATGCGCTTTCTTTCACTCAGAAGAAATTGGCTGCATAGGTAGTTCTGATGCAGATATGGATTGGTTTAAAGATGTAGGGTATTGTCTGCAAGGAGATAGGAGAGGTAACAATGACTTTGTTAATAATATATCAGGTAAATTGTTTAGTAAGGCTTTTAGTAAAGCTATAGCACCTTCATTGGCTTATCACGGCTACTCAGAAGCATCAGGTTCTATTACAGATGTAGGTCAGTTATCTGACAATGGTATTGGAGTTTGTGTAGCTAACATGAGTTGTGGTTATTATGCACCTCATTCAGATGAAGAAATAGTAGAGTTCCTTGACTCTAATAATTGTTTAAATATGATAGATATGCTTGTTGAATCTTTAGGATGCAATAGGTATGAGTATCAGAGAGAGAAAACAAATTATGATTGGGGAGATTTTAATGGTGCTAATAGAAGCTATTGGTATGATAATTATAGCGAAACAGGTTCTGAGGTAGTTCTTGATGAAGGTGGTAATGAAACCTGCTACTACTGTGGATGTAGTAATATAATTCCTAGCGATTTTAAGGGGTATAAATACTGCTCAGATTGCGAAAGTGATATAATGATTTCTGATGAAGAAAAAGAATTAAGAGATTACAACGATTCTTATGGTACAGATGATGTTGATTTTGAAGATGTATCAGATGGTTATGATGGCTCAATGGAACATAGGTCAATAGTAAACAATTATTTAACTAGCTACGCAAAAAACAAATAGATATGGCAAAGAGATTTACAGACACAGACAAGTGGAAGAAAGGTTTTATAAGAAGTCTTTCTCCAAAATTTAAACTGTTATGGCTATACATATTAGATGATTGTAACCACGCAGGAATATGGGAAACAGACTTTGAAGTTGCCTCAATAAGAATTGGAAGCAAAGTAACAGAGAAAGAAGCATCACAAGTATTTGCAAGTCAAATTAAAATATTTGACAATGGAGATAAATGGTTTATTGCTAAGTTCATTGACTTTCAATACGGAACTCTCAATGAAAACTCAAGGCCTCACGCTGCAGTTATAAAGCTTTTAGATAGGTATGATGTATATAACATTGAAGGTATAAGTCCTGTTGATGTAGCAGGTATGCCTAACGAGATAGAGAAGCCTATTATAAAGCGATTTAAAGAGCCTAATGCAGGAGATGTTGCTGACTACTGCATTGAGAGAAAAAATAATGTAGACCCTATGAAATTTATAAACTTCTACGATAGCAATGGATGGAAGGTAGGTAAAAATAAAATGAAGGATTGGAAGGCTTGTGTTAGGAGTTGGGAAGCTAATAGTCCTAAGGATAAAACAAGCAGAAAGCAATTAGATAATAAAAACTATACATCATTTTAATATGAGAACACTAGAGGAAACACTAAAGAACGCAACTCACATAAAAGTGAGGGATTACAAGAGATATTCTTTTGGTAATATAGAGGAGTGTACTGCATTATTCTGTGAAGCATTTAGATTGGTTGATAAAACTTTTACTAAATACAATCATCTACCTGAGTATGATGAGGTTATAAAGTGGTTGTCAGATACAGAGGGCAAGGGATTGTTTTTGCTAGGAAACTGTGGTAGAGGTAAATCTATAATAATAACAGGAGTGCTTCCGTTAATCTTTAATGCTAAGATAGGTAAGATATTAAAACCTATAGCTGCTAGGAAACTACATACAGTTACAGAATACAAAAGCCCATTCATTGTTATAGATGACATTGGTACTGAGGAAATAATAAATGATTACGGAACCAAGATAGATGCAGTAGAGAGCGCTATATTTGAAGCAGAAGATGATTTAAAAATGCTTTTATTAACATCTAATCTTGATGCTAGTTCTATTAAAGAAAGGTACGGAGAAAGGATATATGACAGGATTAAAAGACTTTGTAAGGTTGTGTTTATGAAGGGAGAAAGCTTAAGAAAATGAAGATATTAACAGCTATATGGGGAATAGTTATACTATTGTGTATATTTGAAGCCTATTTTTGCACTAAATTTGTAGACAATGATTAGTAAATATACTAAAGATTATTACCTATCTCTTAGTTATGAGGATAGAATAAAAAAACTAAAGGACTTGATAATGAAAGACTTCAATTCATACCTAATTGTTGCTGATTATTATGGTTCTATGTCAGAGAATAATGGAGGTGTTCCCCACTCTTTAATTAACAAAGAATTTGTTAGGGGATTAAAAAGAAGGTATTATTTTAAAAATAAAAAAAATAAAGAATGGCTGAAAAATTAATAATTACTATTTCCTCTATATTTCTTTTATATATTGTTGTGGCTAATTTACTTTACTTAAGGAAGTATGACAATAAACTTGAGAAAAATATGAAAGAGTTTGACAAAAGAGATAAAGTTGTAACACGAACAGGAGGATTAGAAAACGACAGATTAAATGAAAGACAATAGAATACCACACTACTACATAGGTAACAATGGATATGAAGCAAGGAAGGTTGTATCAGGATTTGATTTGTCCTACAACATAGGGACTGCCACGACATATTTGCTCCGTTGTGAGAGGAAGCACTCATCTCCTGTTGAGTGTATTAAAAAAGCAATAGCTCATTTAGAATTTGAGTTAGAAAAAATTGAAGAATTAAAACAAAAATAATATGGGATATTTAAGGCACATAAAAAGAAACAATCATTGTGAAACTTGCAGGTGGGTTGTTAAGTATGATAAAGAGGATTTAATAAGAGAGGTTAAATTAGTCTATGAGCCTACAGAGTATAGTAGGATTAACGCTAAAAGATATGGATATAAAGCTAGGAAGCTTCATAACAGAGAGCAACTGATAGCTGCACTAGAATGGGATAAAGAAAAGAGAAGTGTCTAGCCCTATTTATAGGGTTATCATAGAGTATGGCTACAGAAAGAAAGGGTCTGTAAGGCACTATAAGTACAAAAGAATTGATACATTTGTGCTGACTAATGATATTGAGATGATTAAGAAAGATGCTAATTTGAACTCAAGGATTATAAGACAGTTAAAGTCAGGCAATAAAGAAATGGACATTATGTTCAAGAGCATCTATATTGAAGGTCAATATGGAGATACTAATTATTAAATAAAAAGATATGGAAATTATACTATTTGTTGTTGCATTGTTGTACTGCATCTACCTGAACCTAAGGCTTAGAGATGCTCAGGAAGAAATCATTGAGTTAGGATTAGATGTTGGAGAGTTAGAAATCAAGGTCTATAATAAGATGATGTATATTCGCAAGGAAATTAAGGAAACATTTAATAAAACAAAAGTTGAGAAACCAAGAAGAAGAAGTACAAAAAAGCGTAGTCAAGTACCTAAAGCTTAAGTACCCTAAGGCTTGGTATTGTGCTAGTCTAGGAGGTATTAGAACATCCTTTAAACAGGCTGTAAAGGCTAAGGCTACAGGATATATAAAAGGATTCCCTGACCTACAAATCTGTGTCCCTATGGAGAGGGGAGTAGAAGGGGAGGGGGGTACACCTAAGGGGGGGGTGTATCATGGATTATTCCTTGAAATAAAAAAGGACAAAAAATCCTACCCTACAAAAGAACAGAAAGAATGGATAGCATACCTCAATGAGCAAGGGTATTGCGCTAGGGTTACTAAAGGGTTAGATGAGAGTATAGAGGTTATTGATAACTATTTTAATAAAACGATATGAGTGTAAATATATACGACAGAAAAGATATGAGAGGCGGAGGTTATGCAAAGCGTAAGTTCACTTATGAAGAAGCAGAGAAGGTTAGAGCTGATTATAAGACAGGTAAGTTTACTCAGCATCAGTTAGCATCAACCTATAGGGTTAGTCAGTCTATAATCAATAAGATATTAAGGTTTAAGACCTATGTAAAGGTTTAAGGTAAAAGTGTTTTAATAGTTCACTCGTTTTATTTGTTAGTTTAAGTAAGTAGTCATTAGATAATATCTATTGGCTATTTTTTTTTACTATAATATTTTTTCTTTTTTAATCTTTTTTATTTTTTATTTTATTTTTTAAAATTTATTTTCTTTATTTTTTTTAAAATTTATTTTTATTTTATTTTTTAAAAAAATTTCTGAAACTGCCAAGCCTGTTGAAACTGCTAAAGCCCTGAAACTGCTCGGCCTGTATATATAGGCTTGTGGTGGCAAAAAAAATGGAATTTTTTCAGATTTTCACAATTTAACATAATATATATTATAGGACAAAATAATTTCTATATCAAAATTTTTGAATAAAAGTATAAAAAAATAAACTTTTTTTAATCTTTTTTTTATTATGTTGAATTACAAATTATTTGTATGTTTTAAGCCTTTTTAAGCCATTCAAAACCCTTTTTAGTGTGGTAGTATTAAAAGTTTTTACTAATGCTTTAGCGTTAATTCACTAGGTTAAGCACCTAAAAAGTTATTAACAATTTGTAAATTATTTATATATTTGTTATAAATAGTTTGTTATTTCGGTTTATTCGTTTATCTTTGCGGTACATTAACCAACTAAAAATTTATATTATGCTCAATCAAAATTGGAACGAAAACAAGGACTTAAAAAACAATATCAAAAGAGAACTAAAAAAAGCGAGTTTCTTTTTAATGGAAGAAGAAATTTATCAAATGTATGACGATAGTAAAAGAACTTTTATGACTTTGGACTTTTATTTAAATAGTCAATTCAAAAACGAATTACAGACAATTTTAAAAAATTGCAGATACTTAAACGAACTACAAAATAGATTTTAATAATAAATAATAATAAAAAAAAGTAAATAATTATGAAAAAGAAAAAAACAATTTTCGCCAACAATGAAAGCCTTGAAGATGTAATTTGTCAAGCGTTAATTTTTGCAATCGGAACGGCAACAGCCTTAGTAATTGCATCAGGTTTAATAATAATCACTTTAAATTTAATATACTAAATATGAAAGCACAAAACACCACACTAAAAGCGATTAACTATTTATCAATATACGCAGACAAATCAAAAGATTTTGAAGCGTTTAAATACATTGAAAGAAGCAAAACAAACCCTTTGCAAGTTTCATATATTAAGCAGGAGAAAATAGAAAGTTTGTTAGAATATACAGGCTTAAAAATAAAAGGAACAGACGAACAAAGAAAAAAATATTTTGTTAATACCTCAATCAATAAACTTTTGAACTCTATGTTTTTAAATGAACATTCAAGGATTCAAGATGTAAGCCAAGACATAGACACCCAATTTCGTAAAGATTTTACAGGTAATGCAGATTTTTTTATGACTGATGATGTAGTAGGCTATTACAGCCAAGAGAATAAAGACTATATATATAACAGGAACGGGAGTTGTATGGAGGGGAAACCCTCAAATTATTTTAAGATATATGACCATTTTTTAAATATCAAAACTCAAATAGTAGGTTTAAAAGTTGGAAATTCGGTTGTTGCTCGTGCTATGCTATGGACTAAAGGAACGGAGGAAAAAAAGTTTTACCTAGATAGAATTTATATATCATCAGAATTTAAGAACTCAAACGAGGAAGAACTGCAATTAAAATTACACACTCTAGTTAAGAGAATGTTAAGAGTAAAAAAATTGGATTGCTATTCTGCCTACCATTTGAACAGACATATACAAAACAACTTAATTTCTTCTAGTAATTCAGTTAAGTACATTATTGGAGATACTGAGCCACCGTTTACAGTTCAAATTGATGCAGACACATTTGGAAATTTAGATGCTTATCCTTACGCAGACACTTTTCGCTACGGTAAAGAACTAAATAATAATATAAAATTTTCAACTGATGAAGATGATTATTATTATATTTTAGATAATACTGATGGAGAATACACAGAAGGAAGGGGAAATATCTGCGATTGTTGCGACGATAGAGTTCAAGAAGACTACGGAAGTTATTCTGAATGTGAAGATGAGTTTCTTTGTGAAGATTGCTCAATATATTTAGAAGATAGAGAAGACGTTTGCAGAGAATCATCAGCAATTTATGATTCATACAGGGAAGTTTATCTACTTGACTCAGATATACAATAATTTAATTTAATTACTAACAAAACAATACACAAAATGAAAAATTTTACAACTACATTAGATGATATTTATAATTATATTTATACAAATTACAACAATAAACTTTATAAGATAAAAAAAATATTATCTTTAATAGATGAATTGCAAAACGAACTAGAAAATTTAAAACAAAGGTAAACGCCAAGCCTTTTTAATTTTGGCATAATTAATACATTTTTTATATGATAAAATACTTTTAACAATTTCAACAAAGTCCCATTAAATGAGGCAACAATAACAATTTTATTCTTATTATTTTTGTTGTTCAGTTGCTAAACAAATAAATTGTTGATAGTTTAAATTATTTTTACGAAATGCTTTAAATTATCAACTTTTTTTCTTTTCTTACGCAAGAATTTAGTCAGAAACTTTTAAAAAAACTTTTTTTAATTGTTAAATCTGAGAAATTACTAATAATTTGCGTAATTTTTGGATATTTTGGGGATTCTGAGCAAAAAACGCTAATTTTTGATAAATGTGATATTGAGCATCCACACATACACAGAAAGATTTTAAATCCAATTTCATAATTAAAACTTCCAAGTTATCTTGAATGGGATTAGTTGTATATAGACATTACCAATTCTGAATTTAAACATAATATATATTGTTAAGTTATAAGGTTATTAAATATGCTAGTTGCGATATGAGCAACAGTATATTCTATAGGAAGTAAAGGTATAGTAAATAAAATAGAATATTCAGCAGTTTTTGGAAGCAAAAAAAAATTATAAAAAAATTTGAAATGGAGATATATCTTTTATTGTAATAGTATTATAATTAATAGTATTTATTAGTTCATAATTATGAATAGGCTTTGAATCAATATGAATAGGCTTTAAATGGAAATGAATAGGGTATGTTAAGGGTATCTTATACTCTTAAAGATAAAGAACAAGATAAAGAGTAAGATAAAGAT